GGATCGCCGAAATCGTTGGTCGCAACCAGCAACTGATACGCCCGGCGGCTCTTCTCCGCGAGGGTGTAGCCAGCCAGCGGATTTCCGCCGATGGTGTTGGAAATCCCGCCACGCGGTCCGGCGTCGACGTCCCCGTGCCATACGGTCGTGGCGCCGAGAATGCGACGGGCAGTAGCCCATTGCGGCGGCATCACGATAAGCGTCTGGCCGCCGATCTCGATGGACTCCCCGTTGTCCGGATCGGTCATATCGTCAAACCAGCGTTCGGCGTAATCGATGTCGGTCCAATCCCGCAAGGGGCGGTCATGGATGTTCGCGGGTGCCATCGTGTTGCCGCCAACTTGCTGATTCGTCGCGTTGTACGTGTTATACGCCGCGCCGTTGTAGTTGAAGTTGTTGGCAATGCCCAAGATGACATTCCAGATGCGCTTGTCCTTGTTGACCCCGAGCCATTCACCCACGCGGCCTGCCTGGCGCAACATTTCGCCCGACTGCCCGGTGAAGAACAGGGCCTCCTTGGTAAGCCCGACGATCATGCCGCGCTTGTGGTTGTCGGAGAAGTCTTGGTACTTCTCGCCGATTTCCTGCGCCGGATACGGCATCCCCTCGTGGACGATTTCCCCTTGGTCACCAATCGACGTGATGCCCGGTCGCCGTTCGTGGCGTAGCATCACATTGGTTTCCAGGTCGACCAGCGAAGCAGCGATGGCCGATTCCATTAGGAAGGCGTCCATCACCTGCTTTGAAATCACCCGTCCGGTGATATTCAGAAACGCGGTGCTGTCCACACCGTCCGCCGCTTCGAGGATTCTCGTTGCGTGGTCGTTCCCGGCTGCGTTGGGATTGCACGCCTGGCGGAACTCGTGACCGAAAAACGCTTCGGCCAACTCGCAGAAGTCGACATCGGCGGGACGCAACGGCGCGTCCTTGTCTTCCATCGCTTCCGCAATGTGCTTGGCCATTCCGGCCGGACCCATTGTCCGGCTAAGTTGTACCAAGTCTCTGTACTTGATTGCTCTCATGGTCGCTGTCCTTTCTCGGGCTATTCGCCGGAACTCGACGAGCCAGAGCAGGTGTCGCCCTCATACCCGGCTTCCATAAGCTCGGATGTGATTCTTACGTACACCGTCGTGGCGGCCACGTTGACTTGTTTTTGAACGATACCGATGGATCGTTGGTCTATCTCGGCATCGCCGAGGGGAACCTCGATTACGGTCTGGTTCAACAATGCGTTCCCTGCCGCATTCTCCGCAACGCCAACGCGGTCGGCGATATCAAAGAGTGCCGACGCACAGTCAAATTCAAACGTGCCCTTGGTGGCAACGCGAATCGACGTAACGTCGAGGGGATCGTGACTCGGCCTATGCTGTTGCATGGCCACGCCGAGGAACTTGCACTTAAACCATTTTTGGTTAATTGCAATCGTCCCTTGGTCGTTTACTTCCGACGCCGGCAGGGTGTAAAGCCCAGCAGCATCTCGTTCGCCGTACACCAGGTCACCGATTTCGATGGTGTGTACGTTGCGGACAAAAGCGACCACCGGATAGGTGTCGCCGTACCGCCATAGCATCCTATTTGCCATGTGTGTGTTCCTCCTTAGTGAGGGTTGTATTGGATGGACGCGCGGCCTACGTAATGGCCGACATCACGTCCTTGGTGCTCATGGTCGCCGCCTGCCCCTCGGCCAGCCGTTGCTCCGTGGAGACTGGCTGCCCGGCGTCCTTGAGTTTGGCGATGGTCTGCCGATCCTCGATCAGCTTTTTGCGACCATCATCGTCGGCGCCATACATGGAATCGCGGAATACTTCCGTCACCAACGCCTTGGGCAACTTCGCGTCCTCGATTTCCTTGTCTACCGCCTTTTGCGTTTCGACCAGCGCGGCGGCCGCTTCGTGGCGGTCCACCTTTTCGGTCAGTGTCTTGTTGGCCTCTTTCAGTTCGGCCAGCTCTTTCTCCGTCGCGGCTGTCTCGGCCTTCCGTTCGGCGGACTCCGAAACTGCCTTGACGGCACCTTCACGAATTCGCTGAACGAGGTCGGGCCGGTCGGCCTGGAGTTGATCCATTGTCAGGTCTGCCATATCGGCATCCTCCTCTTCTTGGGAAATGGTTTCTTCAAAAAGCCCGCCAGTCGTTGCTGGATCCGCTACCAGGTCGACCGACTGCACGCGGCTGATTTCCTCGACTATTACCGAGGTGCCTCGCCGCGCAATGCGAGCTTGTACGTTATGCGAAAGCCCCACGTTTTCGGGCGCGTGCTCTGCGTCCCATTCCAGTTGCTTGGCAACTGAGTGGTTCGGGTTGTAATACAGATCGCCGTACAGCCCATCCTCGCGGACTACAACGCCACGGATAATGCCCATGCGGTCCTGATAGGCACGCGGCTGGGATGGATCGCCTACCGGATGGTTGACGTTTACCTTCGCGTCCTCGTACAGCGGAGACGCACGCTTGAGCGTATCGAGCGGATACGTCCGGCCGTTCTTGGATTCGAGCCCCAGGATCTTGACGCCGCGGATCAGACCGCCGCCATTGTCCACTGCCAGTTCAGCGCCCCGGCTGGTGACGTATTCCTGTAGCGTCTCGATCGCCCCGGCGTCGTGTGTCGTGGTAGGCATTTGCGGGCCTCCGTACATGCAAGAACAAAAAAAGCCCGCACTCCCCCGTAATGGGGAAATGCGGGCTCGGGTTGTTCCCTCTGCCGCGTCGTTGTCGAATTGTCTACTTGTCAGTACCCTCGATCATCCGCCGGACGTGTCTGGCGTGACCGTGTTGATACGTGATTTCAACTGTTACTTTCCCATGAAGTTGCTCCTGTTTGGCTCTGTCTGCTAGCTCTGATAGCCGAGCATGGGCTCGATTTTCCATCACGTCGTTTATTCTAGCAGTGTTTTCTGACATTTGTCAAGTCATTCTGGTTCGGGTGTTGTGCTCTCAATGTACGCAAGGCGGACTGACAGCACATGCTCACGCGATGCAAGGGCGGTCATCATCTCCAGGGCCTTGTCTCGTTCCATGTTATCGAATGGCCCCCAGCGATAGGTTTCCGGCTGGGTGCTGGAACCGCCTACTATACCGGGAAACCTGGCGCATTCGCCATCAAATACAACAACAAGCTCAAACATCGTTTACCCCCTTACGAGGCTCGCTATCGGGTACTGGCTGGAATTCTCCGCAGCTTCGATAACTGAAGACAACTGTCGGCGTGGACCAGAAACTTGCACGACGCAATTGCTTCGGCGTTGCTCCCGCGATTGGCTGCGGCGGAAATCGCAGGCAAAGGCCCTCCTCTAGTTCGTCCTCGCGCAACTTGAAGAATCTGCATTTGCCGCAATGGCTGTTTTTCATCGTTTACCCCTTTTGGTTAGGTGGATTGGTTTACTGCCTTCTCCCGTTCCCGTCGTGCCGCTCCAGCACGGTACGGAGCGCCCAATTCTACCGGTGGCAGATCCTTGATGAGCGTATCGTAATCTTGCAGCACGGGGGTAGTCCAGCAGAGACAATTCGGCGCCAGTGGAATGGGCGGCAATACTTCCCCATCCTCAGCGATGAAATCCCCGCCGCTTGTCCGGTAGTATATTTTGCCATGCAGTGCGGCATGGGATTCCCTGGTACGCTCAGTCAGTGCCGAGTGCCACTGAATGCCCGACACCAGGTCGCCGGCCTCTTGCCACGTCTTGTCGAGCCCGGCCTGTGCAATACGCACGCCCTCGGTCCTGGCTATCCTGGCAGCCTTGTAGTGAACGTTGCCCACGTACTTCTGTATGGCTGCCGTCATCTTCGCTTGTGCGGCGCCCTCGCTGTATAGATTGGTCACCGTCCGAAGCAGGTCGCTCTTGTCGCCGGCCTCCACCGTCTTGATCCGCTGCATGGCCGACATACCGTCGGGGGCCGTGGTGTCAGTCAGAATCGTCGTTACCTCTGCTTCCGTCGGGGGCGGAAATTCAATCTCCCGGACGATCTCCCTAGCCCGCTCATCGCTCACCTTGCCGTTGATGATGTCGTCCAGTTCGCTCGTAATCTCAGGGCCGAATTCCGCCTCTGTTGCCATACGCTCAATCGGGATGTTCCGGGCCACCCAGAACTTGAGCGGATAGGCTGATACAAAATCCAGCGTGGCCGTATCCCAGGACCAACGCCACATGGACGTTAGAAACTTCTCTAGAATGGCGGACCCATCGGGGCCTACCTCGTCGGCGATCACATCAAGTCGCCTCCGAAGTGCGGCTGCCGTCCCCCGATGGGTCGCTGCCACCCCAGCAAGACGTTCCTCCACGCGGGCCAACCATTGATCCAGTGTGTGCCCAAATCCCACAATCCTACCGTTCCGGGCTGCCGTTCGCCGGTCGGTTGTCTTTCGGATTGTGCGGGTGGCTGTTGGCATGGTCTTAGCTCAGCTTCCATTCTTCCAGTAAACCGTGACTATCCATTATTCGATCCACTTCCTTGAGCCCTGAATCTGCAATGCCCCGCATTTGTTCGATCCCTGAGCGTGTAAATCGGAGCATATCGTCGATTGTCCTAGGTCTATCAACAAATGGGGTGTAGCCGACTGCTGCTCGCGTAAATGCGTTTCTGACTCGGATTGATACACTATCCCACGGAAAGCGTGGTGATACAGGCGGGGTGGTCGGCTTATCATCTTTGCCTTCCAAAAAGCTAGCCAGCTTGCCCATCACCCAGCGGGCTTGGCTGGCTGACAAGTGAACCGTAACGCAGGCATCATGGTCGTCGTTCTCGCCTTCCGTGGACTCGAAAAACGTCATGGCCATGCCCTTGTCTGTTTGCTTGCAGTGAAAAATGCCCAGCGAGCCCAATTCCACCGAGGCCAATCGCCCGTGTCTGTGGCATAATGCTATGCCGTTCGTAGACTCATTCGTCATCGTCTTTGCCCTCATCGTCT